GCGATCTGTTCCTTTGCCCACTCGAGACTGATTCGCGGAGAACGCTTCGGATCGTCCGGATCGCCGGTGATTGTCACGACAAACCACAGATGTCGATACGTGACGGCCGCCGCGAAGAGCGGCCCTTCCCGGTGTGTCGGATTGCCGGCTTGCACGACTTTGGTTTCGATGCCGGACGCGAGCACCGCCTCTGCTGTCGTCATGACCGCTTGAGGAATCCCCCCGCTCTCGTCGAGCACCCACATTGCATAATCGGCATGCAATCCGGCGAGCGCATCCGCCTGAGCTTGCTTGTCAGCTTTCTTCGGCCAGGTCCGAGCCTCGCAAAACCAGTTAGGCCCGTATTCGCGATGCTCGACTCGAGTCTTCGTCCAAATGAACGTCGATCGAAAGAACTCCGACTCGTCGATCCACTTTTTGAGCTCCGGCCACAGGTTCATGCTCAGGTTGTCGCCGGTAATCGACGTCGCCCCGACCTTCGGCTTTGGCCGCGTCGCCAGGAAGTTGAGGATCATCCACGCGAGGCACGCCGTTTTACCTGGCCCCTTGCATGCCTTCATCGCGAGCCGGTTGACTCGAGGAAATGCCCGGAGCGCCTCGACCTGCCAGGCATCCGGCTCGACTCCAAAGCACTCCCGCACCATGACAACGGGATCGTCGCGCCAGCGTATCAGCCGCTCTCGAGCCGCTTCCCGCTTTTGCTCCCGCGTCATCATCGCCGTATCGCTTTCCGATTGCGTTTGATTTTGGAAGGATCTCTCAACGGTCGCTTTGGTTCCGCCGCCGGCTCGAGGAACTTGGCTCGCCTATCGCCTATCGCTGGTTGCTCGAGCCTCGCGACAACCCGGCACAGGTAACAGGTCGGATCGTCGCATGTTCCGAGCGCACAACATCCCATCTAGCCCGCCGGATTGTTCTCGACGAACCCAGGCATCAACCGGAGCGTTTCGATCGGCGTCTCTTCTGATTTGAGCGCCGCATACTCTCGACCGTCTTCGGCTCGAAAGATTGCGATCGGAAGACAGACCGTGATCGTTTCGTAGTCGTGCCATTTGAGCTCGAGCGCCGGCTCGAGCTTCGGTCCCTTGTAGACCACGCCACGATACAGCATGCACGTTCCGACGACCGGCTCCCTCGAGACAGGCAACCATCCGAGAAGCCGCTCCGGTTTGCAGCAACAACGAACCTCGATCATTCTCACTTGCGCCACCCTGGCCCGATCCATGTCGGCGGTTTGTTCTGTTCTTGACTCTTGAACTCTCTGATTTCGAGCGCCTTCTCGAGCTCGTCGAGCACCGCCTCGTATACCCGGTTGTAATGGTGCGAGAACGCGCTGACCTTCACATGCTCCCGAATTCTTCCCATGATCCGCTCTGTAATCCGCCCCGCCGCGTTATTCGGCGTCTCCATCCTTCTGACCCCTTCCCCTGGCCGTCACTGGAATCGAGCTCAGGAGCTCGAGTAGGTCGCCCGAGGCCCCGATGACATGCTTGTCCGTGAATCCCCCTTGAGTCCGCACGAGAAGCTCGCCGGCCTTCAGCCGGTCGCTTTCCTTCGTGGTAGCGAACTGACCCCGGCCCTTCATGACGGATGTAAAGAACTCTTGGCATTCCTTCACGTCCGCCACTTCCGGCGAGGCCGCAATCCGAGCCTCGAGCGCCTCGCGAATCTTTACGTTTCTTAACAGACGATGCGCCTGCACCGCGGCCGACGACAGCTTCGTCCCATAGCCGGCCGCATAGGCCGCCCGCGTCGCGTTCCCGTGGAACCGGCCCAGGTAGAACTCGACGAACTGACGCTCTTTTGCGGAGAGGTTGAGCTCCGCGAGATCGATCCTGGCTTGCTGCCGCTTTGTAACTGCCACGGTCCTAGTATGCCGCGTCGAGCGTCCGCCGGCGATAGTTTCGCCTGGCGAGGTTCCGGACGATCCCCACGGCTATCGTGATTCGGATGTAGGCCGCCCCGTCTTCCATCCCCGGCCGGATGAATGGACAGACCGCCCGGAGCCGTCTCACCCGCTCCCGATGCTCGTTGACGTCAAAGATTACCGTTGTCGGCCAGCCCTGCCAGGCTCGAGGATTCGCCGCCAGCCATCGCGTTAACGGTGATTCCGGACAAGCACTTGCCCCTACCTTGCCGTTCATTCATCCCCCTTCACTTGGAGATCCCGAATATCCCGCCACACCGAGGCCGTCTGAGGCACGAAGTAAGCCCCGTAGCGCCGGCCCTCTATGTCGTCCGGCCCGGTCTTTGTGTGTCGCCAGTATTCCGGCTGTTTCGCTTCCGCTTCAGTCATCCATCCGACCAGCTTGAGCTCGAACCGATTGATCCCCGTCACGAGCGCATAGAACGGTTCCGTGTCTTCCTTGTAAACGATCAGGCTCCCAAAGCCGAGCGGCGTCCATCTGACTTGGATTTGCCCCTCGACGTCGCCGGCGCCTGGCTCGTCCGGCACCATCCCATCGGACAACCATCGGCGGCCGGTCGCTCGCCCGAGAAGCATTTCCGCGACCGCACTCATGCCGTTGAAATGGCGCCGCTGTTCCGGCTCCGGTTTGTAGCCGTAGGTCGTCTGTGCTTTCCGGAGAATGGCCGCGGTATCCCGCTTGAGGCCCGTCTGATAGGCCGCGTTGATATCGGCCCTCGAGACGTCTTTGACTTTCATATCTCACGACCCCAGGTATCGAACCGCCTGAGCCGGCCGTTGATCCGCATGGCGGCCCGGCCGGCTTTGACGTCTTCCTTGCTTGGAACATGACCGGCCCAGGCACAGCTTAGGCAGACCATCACGCCCGTTGCATTCGCCGGGAATTCCGAGCTCGAGAGCTCATCCTCCCCGCATCGCGGACAGAACGGCCATCCGTCTTTACGATGCTCGAGTCTCATTTGCGCCGCCGGCGAGCCGTCCCCATCGCTTGAGCCATGCCGACCGCGTAGGCGTTTCTGACGTTCTTCGCGTGGCTTCGTTGAATCCCTCTCGCGATCCGATGCCCTTTCTTGATCGTCGCCTTCGAGACTTTCTTTCCCATGTGGATTTACCTCATGAACCAGTAGCCGAGGCCGGCCGCCATAGCGGACCCGAGGCCGGCCCCGAATGCCCGCACGCAATCGAGGCAGAAGATCCCCCATCGCGTTGAAGCCCAACAATTCCGACAGTTCCCGGTCTTCGTAGCCGTCACGTCAGTAACCTCGCTTTTTCTTTCCTTTCCCCTTTTTCTTCGGCACTCTTCGATCCCCCCTTTCAGCTTGCCCGCTCGAGCGCCTTGACTCGCTTCTCGAGATTCCGGACGCGAGCCGTCAGCGCAATGACCCGCTCCCTGGCGGCCCGGATGTTCCGCCCAACGGTTGCATCTTGCGGGTTGCGCTTTTTCGGAATCGGCGGGAGCGGTAGATCCTGCTTTCTCGTTTTCCCTTTTCTCGTCACGATTTCACCCCTTTGACTTCCCCTCGAGCGACAGACGCAGATCGTTGATCCGCGTCTCGTAATCCATCAGCTTCCGCTCGAGCGCGTAGGGAATATCGATCGGCAACGTGAACGGGTTGATCTGAAGCATCCGAACGATTTGATCGAACGCTTCCCGATGCTGCTTGAGCACCGCTTCCGATGCCTTGAGCTCACCCTCGAGATCGCGCCGCGGCTCGAATGCGATCGCTCCGTTCTCGTCGATCGGGATTCCTTTGATTTTCGTCACGCTGTAACCCCCTGCTGTTCCTCTGCCCACAACCGAGCATCGTTCCCGAACACGGACCAGCCCTCACACGGCCGGCGGCCGAAGAGCTCGAGGTAAGGCCCTCGAGTGTAGAGATTCGTAATGATTCGACGGAAGTCTTCCGGCTTGTGAGAGTGCTCGCCATCGCGCCGGAAGGTCTGCACCGAATCCGGCATCGGTGTCGGACTGTCCGGCATGCACGATCCCCGCGTCGCGATGATCAGATGCTCATGATGGACGCGAACGTAGTGCCCCCAATTCCCGAGCACCTTATCCCACACCATGCCGGTTTTTGATTTGAAGCCCCACGCTTCGATCACTTCGCGAGGCCCAGGATTCTCGTAAAGCATCGGCGCCGTCACCCAACAAAAGAGCACGCTGTTCTCGAGTGCGTGCGCTTTGACCGGCAGCTTACAGAGCTCGTCGATCGTCATCCCAGGGAAATGACGCTCCGCCTTTCCGAGACTCCCGTCGACCGTGGCCCCGCTGTCGCCATAGAGCCACGGCGGATCGGCATAGATAACCCGGAACATCCCCTCGAGAACGGCCTGGCCCTCGATAACCTTCGTCCGCTTCGCCGCTCTGATTTGTTTCCTGAGCTCCGATTGCGAGAGGCCCTCGACGGCCGCCTTCTCGAGCCAGAGCTCTTGCTCGTCCGGCTCGAGCGCCGCCACTTCGGCATGCGTGGAAAACGGCACATCTTCCCGTCGACGGGATTTCGCAATACTCCCGCCGATGTATTTGATGTTTGCGAGCGTCTTCTCTGAAATGACACCCGCGTCGATCACTTGCTCGAGCCGTTGCTTCCACTCCGGCCGCGTCTTCCCGTATTCGATCCAATCAACCCACCACCAGCCCGAGGCCCGGTGAGCTCGAGCTATGAACTCTCCGACTGATTCATGTTGCTGGAAGGATGGATCTCCACTGACCTCGATCCCTGTCTCTGTGAGCGTATAGGCGCCGAGTCGGATCGGTTCTATCGGCGCCGGCAGTCTCGCAATTCGCCCGCCCATGACCTAGTTGATTGTCTCAGTGCCAGGCCCGCCTTCCTCGCCGGCGCCAGGCCCGAATCCTTCATCAGTTGCCGGCTCAGGCACCGCGAGATCCTCATCGTCCTTCGTCACGCGAGCGCGGAGTTTTTCAGAGCCCGGCACACGCACGAGCTCGACCCGCCCGTGCTTGTAGACTTGCAGATTCAACCCTTGCATTTTCTCGAGCGCGACGCCGAGCAGGTTCTTCTCGTCCCGCTTCGCTTCGTTCATCACGTCTCGCACGTCCCCGATCGATTCGCAGAGGTTGTCGAGCTTTTGCGATCGGAGTGCTTCCATCCCAGGAAGCACACGACTCCGCGGCGTCCGCGGTTTACGAGCGCCGGCGTCTCGCGATCCGCCGGCCGAGCTCCGCCAGGTTTTCGACTTGCCTTTCGACTGTTTCTTTCCTCGCTTCGCCATTCATCCCCCTCTGCCGGTTCGCTGTCGCTGTCCGGCGATTGCACAACACTTCGATCGCCTCGTCGAGTGTCTCGACGATCGGCACACGCCCCTGCCACGATTCTTTTTGCTTCGGAGTTTCTTTCCCCTTCGGTGATTTGACATCGAGCACATACCATCGGCCGCCGAAATGCGCCAGGAGATCCGGCACGCCTGGCCCGGATAGCTGCCACACCAGCGCCCCGAACTTCCGCATCCCTTTGACAATATCCGGCTCGTTACTGTCCCGCTTCCTGGCCTGGCCGACTCGCATGGCTGTATTTTACTTGCTTTAATACTCCGGTCAATCAGAACCTTCCGCGTCGAGCGAAATGCCGGCGCCGGTCTGCCTTGAGCTCGAGCGCCTTCTGTTCTTCGGTCTTTTCCGACTCCGGCTCGCTGGCCGGTCCTTCGACAAATGTCGTGATATCCCGGTCAAGATTCAGGTTGACGGTTCCCGTCGGCCCGTTCCGTTGCTTCTCGAGGATGCACTCCGTTTTGCCGCCGTCCCGATGATGCTTCCGATGGAGAAAGAGCACGATATCGGCATCTTGTTCGAGCGCCCCACATTCCCGTAGGTCTGACAACCGCGGCCGGCTATCGCCTCGAGAGTCTCCGGCCCGATTCAATTGCGAGAGCACGATGACCGGAACCTCGAGCTCGACCGCGAGCTCTTTCAGGCGCCTCGAAATGTCGGTAAGCTCTTCGGTCCGCGTCGCGTTCTTTCGCTCGACGGTCCCCGGCATGAGTTGAACGTAGTCGACCACCACGAGGCCGAGCCCGCTTTCACTCTTGAGCCGCCGGCATGCGAGCCGCACGTCGATCGCGGTTTGGCTCGACCCGTCCGAGACGTGGAACGGCATCCGATCGAGCAGCATGAGCGCATTCGAGATCGACGGCCAATCCGCATCGACGAGATACCCGCTCATGACCCGCGACAATGCCACGTTCGAGAGGCTCGCCAGGATT